ACCGTGAGACAGGGAGGATTTATGACAAAGAAAAACTTGAAGCGGTTCAAGCTTCCGTTATCATTGAAGCAACAAGGCAATTTTGCCTTACCTTCAAGAAAATGGAGTTACCGTGCAGCCCTCGGAGGGTTGCAAAGACGCTTCATTCCTATGTTGAAACTGAGCGATCCTTCGCCGAGTTTTATTTACCGACAGCCGACCATGAGCGCTTTGCTCAAGTTTCGGCTGTGCTGTGGGATAATATGTTGGGGCATTTACGCCTTGATATGTTGGTCCCACGGCACGGACCCGGTATTACTTCCGATCGTACCATGGGTAACCAGAAGTATGTTTGGAAGTACTGGCACGAACGTCTTGAGCCTTATTTTCCAGTCTTAGATAGTGCTTATTCGATAAGCGCTTTCGATGATGGAGTGCTCGAGAAAGTCGCGTTCCTGTCAGCGGAGCAAGAGCCTCCTGTAAAGGTGGTTACTGTTCCGAAAACTCTGAAGGGCCCACGCATTATTGCTATGGAGTCTCCGTGTATGCAATACACGCAGCAAGCCATCCGATCGCTCTTATATGAGACGATCGAGAACTCTGATTTGACAAGTGGTCACGTGAATTTTCGCGACCAGACTGTTAATCAAGAGTTGGCCCTAATGTCATCGTTGACGGGTCAATATGCAACTATTGATCTCAAAGATGCTAGTGATCGCGTCCCGCGAGAGCTAGCATTGGAGATGTTTCGTGGTAACCCTGACCTCAGGGATGCCATAGATGCATGTCGAACGAATTCCGCAGTACTTCCCAATGGCCAAGTAATTGCGCCACTGGCTAAGTTTGCGTCAATGGGTTCCGCTCTCTGCTTTCCGATTGAGGCCATGTACTTTTACACTATATGTGTTATGGCTTTGCTCGAATTGCAGAACCTCCCAGTAAGTCACAGAAACGCCTATTTGGTTTCTCGTGACGTATTCGTGTATGGGGATGATATTATGGTCCCCACACAATATGCGATTTCGGTTATCGATTGCCTACAGAAGTACAACTGTAAGGTTAACGCCGCGAAAACTTTCTTGAGCGGAAGCTTCAGAGAGTCTTGCGGAATGGACGCCTATGCAGGTGAGTGCGTTACACCCACTTATCTGCGGAACGACGTCCCGAATAACCGGCGCCAAGCAAAAGAATTGATATCGTGGGTCGCCACTGGTAATCTCTTTTACAAGAGGGGTTATTGGCGGACGGCTCAATTCATATTGCACAAATGTGAACAGTCACTGGGGCCTTTGCCCTATGTGTCCGATGTTAGTCCTGCGCTTGGAAGAGTATCCTTTCTCGGATACCGTTCTGCCGACAGGTGGGACGGTCATACTCAGTCCTTACAAGTTAGGGCCTGGGTACCGGGAGCTGTCTATCGCAGTGACAGGATAGACGGCTACTCTGCTCTTCAGAAGAGCTTTCTACAACCGCATTATCACGGGTTTACCTGTGATATTGTGGAAGTGGATCCTCTGAACTTGGAGCGATTCGCACTGTACGGCGCAGTAACACTACAACGCCGCGGGGTTCCCGCCATCTAAAAGGCGGGCTTAGGTGACAGATGTCACCATTTCGGGGAGCTCCTTAAAGCCAAAGGGCTTATAAGGCAGTGCAGCTCCCCTG